TATAAAGCCAAAATCTTTCAAAGTATGACAAACACCGACCGGGCGGGTTCCCGGAATAAATTTAAAAGAATATGGAATCACATAAATTAATTGAAACAAACGGGGAATATTATATTGACCAAATAATGATTTTACCGGGACAACCGTATGAAGTTGGAAAATATACGACAACGTGTATGTTTACCGGGCAACGTGTACAAAAATATTGTTATCCTATAAAGTTATATTATAGATTGGGGGACGCCAAGAAAAGATATAATAAACTTATAAATAAGAAATAACAGCCGGGCAAAACGCCCGGTTTTAATTAAATAATAAATTATATGAAAGTATTATCTTTATTTGATGGAATGAGTTGCGGACAAATAGCACTCAATGAGTTAGGGATTATCCCCGAAATGTATTTAGCGGCAGAAATTAAGCCCCATGCAATCAAGGTTACACAAACCAATTTCCCAAATACAATACAATTGGGCGACGTTAGGGAAATAGAATTTGAGGGGGGGCAAATAGTGTGCCAAAATGGTAAATTCAATGTAGGAAACATTGATTTATTAATTGGCGGTTCCCCGTGTCAAGATTTAAGCGCATTGCGTCGCAACCGTGAGGGATTAAATGGAAATAAAAGTTCTTTGTTTTACGAATGGTTGCGCATAAAAGAACAAATTAAACCACGATATTTTTTATTAGAAAACGTGGCTACAATGAAAGATGATGATAAACAGATTATAGATGATTTATTGGGGGTTGATGGGGTTTATATAAATTCGTCTTTGTTTTCCGCACAATTAAGAAAACGTTATTATTGGACTAATATTCCATTTGACAAAGAAATACAAGACAAAGGGATTGAATTACAAAGTATTTTAGAAAGTGGGTTTACAAATAGAAAGAAAAGTGTTTGTATAGTAAGAAACTATGCTGGAAGTGTTCAAAGTTCAAACGTTGAAAGTTTTAAAAGGATGTGCAATAAACGGGCGAAAAAAGGATTTTTAACCGTGGTATATGAAGAAAAGGACAATCCGGAATCAGTACGTTTGTTTACAAGAACAGAGTTAGAGAAATTACAGACCGTCCCGTTGGGATATACAAATTGCGTTGATTATATGGCGGCGGCTGATTTGTTGGGCGATGGTTGGACGGTAGAAGTTATAAAACATATATTTAAAGGATTGAAATAATAAACCGGGGAGAAATCCCCAGTTTAATTCTTAAAATCATGCGGTACGCATTAAGAAAGCAGGATAAAATAAAAGAGGTATTGGGAAAAAAGTATTTGGAAAACAATATTCTGCAAAGCCTAAATAAATACTTTGAAAACAGCGACAACGACCGGATATATTCAGACATTGAACCGGACGGGTACGTTACGGATTACGGCAACAAATACCCATTGTTGAGAATAAACGACGTTGCAAACAGCGACGCAATGTTAGAATTTGCCGTTATGGGGCAAATGTACGATGTATTGAATTTGTCTTATGTTGGTAGAATGAAAGGTTAAAATATGGACGTGATAATATTAATTTTCTTTGTATTATTAATTGCAACCCTATTATTGGGTATATGGCAAATAAAGAACCCTAAATTAAAAACCGCTGATGATTTAAGCGACGATTTGTGTTTATATTGTCCTTTGGATGATGACGAAAAAGGAACCCACGGCGTCCCAAATGGATATATAAGTTGTGAGGGGCGTTGTTGCCAAGAAGCGTATGAAATGTATATTGAGGAATGGACGGAATAACAAATTGTATGGAAAGTATAATAATAAAAGAAATTGAAATGATGTTGGAACTACCTTTGCACGAAAGACAAAAAGCGTATTTCCAAGACTTATTAAACGCCGCAAAGCCCGTTAAAATAGTTCCGGCGGCTGATGTATTGGAGGATTACGAATTGGACTACATACAGCACGTAATTAAGCCAAAGCCGAAAGAATGTTATCGAAATTCCCATTTACTTTGCGAGGCGTTCCCGGAACGGATTCTTTATTGTGAGGGAAAAACAAACGTCCCAATACCGATTGACCATGCGTTTAACAAGGTCGGCGACGCATATATTGATATAACATTTGAATTTGCGTTGCATGAAAACCAGTCAATATATGAGTACGTAACATTTGGCGAGTACGACGCAAAGACCATACGAAAAGCAGTATTGGAAACCGGATATTACGGCGAAATTTACAAATGGTTGTATTATCAGAGTAAGAAATAAAAAGCCCCCCGGCGTCATAAATCAATATGCACCGGGGGAATTTTACGCAGTAACCGAGAGCGATATTTGGTTGATGCGGTACCACAAAAATATATTGTTTGCCGTAAATTGCAAAACAACCCGCAAAAATAAATTTGAAATAAAAGTATTTATCTTTGGTAGTAAAAAAAATATTTGTACCTTTGCATTGAAGTTAAGCCCACGCACGGGGATAGTGCGAAATAATATGAATATCAGAAAAGACAAAGAATTGAACATTTTGGCGAAAGCAGCCGGAAAGAAAGCAACAGAAGTTGAAACAATCATTGTAAACCAATTAATCCAAAAGGAAATGATACAAGACGACCCGGAATTTTGGGGATGCACTTTGTTTGATAGTATCGAACGTGACGTTCCGGTTTCTGATGTTGTCGGCATTATCAAAGCAACCGGAATTTCGGTTGTACGTTCCGAACATTTGGACGCATTTCTGAATTTGGTATTGGTTGGAAAAGGAAATTGCCCGGTATGTGGCGGAGAAATGGAAGTTACCGACGCCGATTATAAATGTTGCGGCGGCGATGGGTATTTAACCACGTATGAATACGAACCGATATTTGAGGAAAAAACCTGCAAACATTGCGGGCATGTAGAGTAATAACCATAAAAATAAAACAATATGAAATTAAGAGTAAATGAAGCAATCGCCCGTTCAGAGGCAAACGGAAAGAAAGTATTGAAAAAGGATATTGCAGCCCGATTGTTTGAGGGCGCAAGCGAAAGCGCACAGCAGGTAAATATGACAAATCTTTGCAACGGGACAACCAAAAGGATTGTCCCGGAATGGGTAGTAATAATTTGCGAAATGTGCGGTTGTTCCGCCGATTATCTGTTTGGTATGGAGGATTAAAACCATGAAAAAGAAGTTTATCGAAAAAATGGAAAAGATGGTTGATGTTTTCTTTTCCGATGCGTGGCAATCAAAGGTTTTTGCAATGATATTTAGCATTTTCGGAGTAATATGTTTTATTGCCGGATTTTGGAATTATATCCATTTTTTGTTTTCTGCAATGTGTGGATTAATGGTTTATGTATTGTTTAACGAATTAAAGAGCAAATAACATGAGAGCGAAAAAGAAACAGCCGGAAAACCCGGAAAAAAGTATTGCAAACACAATGGGTAACGCAGTAAATGCGGTTAAGAAGTTGGCGGAAGCAATGGGACAATTGCCCGCCGATAAATTCCCGGAAATAAACGATGAACAACAGATTGTCCCCGGATTGGATGCCGTCGAAATAGAACAGCCCGCCGGGGCTTTTGAAATTGTGCCGGGCATGACGGTTGAGGAAATGACAGCAATGTTTTTTGATGGTGCGTTGATTGAACCGCCGTATAAAGTATGGCAGCTAAACAGCAAAGGACACCGATATTATTACAAGTTTGACGACAACGGAACCCCGGAATTTTATCCGTCAGTTACAACAATTTTGTCCCAAACAATGCCACAATCGCCGTTTCTGATAAAATGGATTGCCGACAAAGGTATTGACGAGGCGGAACGATACAAAGCAGAACGGGCGGCGTATGGTACATTTATGCACGCCCAATTTGAGGAACTTATAATTAACCGGGTTTATGATTTGGACGGATTGAAAGCCAAATTGAAAGATTATATTGATAACAACAAATTGCCCGCCGATTTCATTTATTACGCTGATGATTTCAAAAAGGATATATTAGCATTTGCGCAATTTGTTTTGGATTATGACGTTAAACCGTTAGCCGTGGAAATTGCGTTGGTACACCCCGTTCATAATTACGCCGGAATGATTGATTTACCGTGTACGATGTTATCAAAGCCCGGTTCAAAAGAATACATAAACGCAATTGTGGATTTCAAAAGCGGGCGCAAAGGATTTTACGAAGAAGCGGAAATTCAGTTGCATTTATATGCGATGATGTGGAACGAAAATTTCCCGGATATTCCGATTGACCGTGTTTTCAATTTCAGCCCGAAAGATTGGCGAAAGAAACCGACGTACAATTTGAAAGACCAAACAGACAGCCCGAACGCAAAGAAAATCCCGTATCTTTTGGAGTTGGCAGCAATTGAGGACGAAAAACGGGATAATACATTTACGGCGGTTTCCGGGGAAATATCATTGGATAACGAACCGGATTTGACAAACAATATTGTTTCGCTGACGTTGGCGGAACTTGTTAAAAGCAAAGCCCCGGCGGAAAAGAAAAAGCCGGAACCGGAAAAAGCCGTTACCGTTGAGGATTTGAAGAAAGACCCGGAACCCGAACCACAACCGGAACCGGAGGAAAAGAAAACCAAGACCGTAAAGAGAACCACACGAAAAACGGCAGAAACGGCGGAAAACAAGCCCGTCAAGGAAAAGAAAACCGCAAAACGTACAATTACACCAAAAAAAGAAAAAGTGGCTAAAATCGAAGAAAAACAGCCTAAAAAGCCGGAACCCGTGACAAAGAAAGATTTGTTGAATACTGAAATTAATATTTGATTATGAAAGGACGTATAAACATAAACAGACCAACCACCGGCATACAACGTGTTGTTTTGCCACGTGTGGGGTTTATCAAAGTAGGGTACAAGGAAAAGGCGGCAAACGGCAAAGAATACCCAAAAAGCGTTAATTATTTTATACCGACCGGAAAGTATGCAGGATTGTTTACGAAAGCATACGGCGAGAAACCGCAAACAATACAGATTGTTTTCCCGGACGACGCCCCGGAAAAGGTTTGCAATGAAATGTACGAATACCGGGACGACGACGGGCGACGCATAGCATACGGCGACGGAGAAACGTTTTTTGTATGGAACGGAAAACAATATTGTCAATATAGTACAAAGGATTATCCCGATTTGATGGCGGGGGTTGCGGAAAAGCACCCCAACCGTGCCGTATTAAACGGCGGCGACGGTTGGATTGTTACGTTGACCGTAACGTTTATTATTCCTTTGGTTCGTGGGGTTGCCGGGGTTTGGCAGTTCGTAACAAAGGGTACGGCGTCAACAATTCCAAATATCCGAGACACGTTCGACGCCATGTTGCAGGAACGAGGATTTGTTAAGGGTATAGTTTGGGATATGAACGTACAATTTGCCGTCTCTCAAAAGCCCGGCGACCGTTCCCGTTATCCGGTCGTTTCCATTGTTCCGAACGAAAGCGAGGGGAATTTGCGTAAAGTAACTGAAGCATTTAAGCCAATAAAATTGATAGAAGAATGAAGAAAATTATTTTGTTTTTAGTGATATCAGTAATGTGTGTAAGCGTGTATGCCCAAACTGTAGTAGAGGTTGAAACGTTGAAAGTAACAGACCTTGGGAACCAAAAATTGTGCGCTGCAAAGGTGAATGGGTGTATAGACCATTATTACATTATGCTTAAAACTAGTAATATATATCAAAAGTATATTACTGTTTACCTTGGGGATAAGGAGGAAGCTATAAGGTTACTCCGGTTTTTGTATGACTTAAATTCTAAGGGTGGAACCTATATACATCTGGAAAATAGGACTAACAACGTAGTTTCATGGAATAGATTAGGCTATTATACAGTATTCTCTGAGGGGAGGGTATTAAAAGGACATATAAGAAAGCAAAATATTAAGGGCTTTATCGCAGAATTAAACCAATAATGTTTGATAATTCAAATAAAACATCTATTTTTGCAGCATAAACAATCGACCGTTACCGATTGAAAGATATTTGCTAATTAGCTACAAAGCCCCTTTTAGATGTGTAACGGCTCTAATTGGGGCTTTTCTTTTTTAATTATGACTTACAATATTTTGATTGACCAAAGATTCTCCGTTGCAAATGAACTGACTATTGTTCAAACAACAACGCTTGCAGCGTGTATGACATTGCCAACGTGGACTAATACAATTACGGTTGATGGCATTGTTTGGTATCAATATTCAGAAACAAAAATGGTAGATGATTTTCCGTTGCTTTTTTCAATCCCTAAAAGAGTTTACAAAAACATTAAAGAACTTGCAGACAGAGGATTTATTGAGTTGAGTTCTTTTGGGAAAACAAAGTATCTAAGATTTACAGAAAAATGTAAAACATGGAACAGAAGCGAAACGGACTTTAATCAGTCCGAAAACGGACTACAAGACTATAATATTAATATACAGCAGTCCAAAAACGGACTACAAGACTGTAATATTAATATACAGCAGTCCGAAAACGGACTACAAGACTATAATATTAATATACAGCAGTCCGAAAACGGACTAAACAACAGTCCGAAAACGGACTTTAATCAGTCCGAAAACGGACTACAAGACTATAATATTAATAATAATAATATTAATAACACTATGAAGAAAGAGGCTAAAGCCTCAAAAGAAAATCCAAACGGATTTTCACAAGACAATTTTTCAAACGAAGAAAAAACAGTTAAAGCAAGTATTGTTTATGGGTTTACCCCGGAATTGTTGGACGTCAGAAAACAAGTAATTGATAAAGTTGATAATTACTTTGCAAAACTTGTATTCCCATTTGATAGCGATGAATTTAAACGGAACTTTTATATTTTGATGTGTCAACCGAAATGGAGAACGTCGCAAAAGAGTTTTTCAGCGATACAAGCAAACTTAAATGGTTTGAGTAAATACCCGGAAGAATTTGCGCTGATTCTGATAAAAGAAAGCATTTCAAAAGGTTGGGCGGCGTTAGAATATGATTCAACCCCCGAAAAATACGAAAAATGGGAAAAAATGAAACGTTCCGTAAAGACAGAGCAGCAAAGCAGCAAAGAAATTGCGGATATGATGAAGTATTTAAACAATGATTTTGATTGATATGGGAGCAATTGAAAAAAAAGAAAATACGGCGTTAGAAATATATAATACCAAGCCCGGAACAAAAGCCATTGAAGTACGCCGTAGAATGGTGCAATTGCCGGAGGTTGCCAAAGCATTAAACCCAGTTGAAAAATATGTTTTCGCAGCGTCAACAAAAACACCAATTGCGGAAATTGACGATGCAAAATTAGTTGAAAATCTTTCGTTACTGTTTAAGCGTATAGCAATAGACGTTGGTTATATAATATCACAGAATGAAAATGATTGGAATTATATACAATCCCGGTTGTTGGATATTCTGAAACGTTATTACTCAGATATGACGTTGGCTGATATTAAGATGGCTTTTGAATTGGCGACGACCGGAGAGTTAGACGAATATTTGCCGAAAGATAAACAAGGGAATCCGGACAAAAACCATTATCAACAGTTCAACGCCGATTACTTTGCAAAGATTCTGAAAGCATACAAGCAAAAGCAGACAGATGTAATTGATAAAGCATACAAAGCTATACCGGAAAAAAACAATGAAATTTCGCCGGCGCAAATCCGGAGATTTGAGATACAAAGACAATGGCGGAACCGTTATATTTTCCTTTGCTACAAATACACCGGGAAATTAATATTGGGGCTAACTGATGATATGTTTTTGTATGAATGGTTGCAAAAATGCGGGTTGGCTGATGATGTACAAGTTAAAGAGGACGACCGCAAAGAAGCGTTTGCCCGGTATATGCAGCGTGTAGCCCGTGGAATGATAAACCAATATACGGCGTTTCAAGTTCGCCGGAAAGGAACCGAAAGCCCGGAAATTGATTTTACGGCGTATGAGGTTGCCCGGAAAAAGGAAATAATACGGGCTTTTGACCGTATGATTGCGGAGGAAATACAGATTGATAACTATTTATTTTTTATATGAAATTATGGAATGGGAAGAAAAAGTAAAATTGGCGAAAGCATTAAACACCGGAAACAATAAGGAAGCGTGCCAAATTATACTAAAAAATGAAATGGATATGCAGGCGTGGGATATGTTTGTTTGTGGTATGGATTTAACTAAATGTGAGGATTACAGATGTTTGTCTGAAAAAATTATATCTGTTAAGGATGATTATATAAAACAAGCTACAATATCAGATTCTTTGAGATTTGGAATGTTAGTTTTGCAATTAGGATTGGAGGGGGAAAATGAAAAGAGTTGAATTTGAAACAAAAATAAATATTGACGCAAAGATTGGAGATAAAAGCGTCAATGAATGTTTGAGTGAGATTGCAGGATTTTGCCATTGTGGGTTAGAATATTCAAGTAGTAAAAATGCTGAATATGAAAATTTGATTGATAAAGAGGATTACGCAAGTGCTTTTAGATTGTTGGAAGATAAGATTGAAGTTTTAGAGGGAACATTGTGTAATATATTAGATTATTTGAAGGATTAATATGAAAATTGATTGCATAGTAGGAATTGACCCCGGAACAAGTGGGGGTATAGTAACATGGCGACCAAACCACAATATAACCGCCATAAAAATGCCGGAGGATATAAACGACATAAGAGATTATTTGAATCATTTGAAAACAATATGTTCGCCAATTGTTTTTCTTGAAAAACTAAGTGTGCGCCCGGATGATATAACGCCGGGTGCCGATGGCGTCAATATGGGAAAGTTGTACCGAATACAAAAGATGATGGCAAACTTTGAGCAGTTGAAAGCAATCATTTCAGTTTGCGATGTTCCGTTTGTTATGGCGCATCCTATGAAATGGCAAAACGAATTGAAGTTGCGGGCAAAGATAAGCCAGAAAAAGGAGGAAAAGAGCGAGCGAAAACGCAGATACAAAGAGATTGCCGGGAATTTGTACCCGGAATTGAAACCGACATTGTGGAACGCCGACGCCACGTTGATAATGCACTTTGGACGATACATTTTGCGCAACAACCCCGGTTGGGTGCGTCAGAATTTACCAAGCAACATGCACGAACGTTTGTTTTAGCCACGTAGAGCGATTTTAATTTCAAAATGGATAAAATATACATGGAAGAAGAAAAAGCCCCGCAAATCGAAAATCCGGGAAAAATAACGTTGGAAGAGTTCGCCGAGTTAATTCGACAAATGCGTCATAATCAACGCAGATATTTTGCCCAACGCAGACCGGAAATATTGGAAACGTGTAAACGTTTAGAAGGTGAAGTTGATGCAATTGTTGCTAAAATAACAGATAAACAAATGAGGCTGTTTTGATTTATGCCCGGAATGTATAACGTTCCGGGTTTATTGTTTTTTTTTTTTTTTGAAAATAAAAAGAAAAAATTTTGGTAGTTAAAATATTATGCGTATATTTGCATTGTCAAACAACGAAAGACCCCACAGTCTAACCAAAATGCAAAAAGACTGTTGAAAGATTAAGTTCGTAAGAGTAGAAAGTAAGCAACGGTATCTACAAAGGGTTAAATGATGGTTCGGTAACCGATTAAATGAAGCTATAAAGCCAAAATCTTTCAAAGTATGACAAACACCGACCGGGCGGGTTCCCGGATAAATTATAAAACTATGAAGTTATTAGAGATTCACAAAAATGGTATTAATGCGCATAATAATGAAGTTTCATTTTATGGCATAGATTTTCAAACAAAAACATTGATGTTTGATGGAATAGAAAACGTTGAATGTGTAATAGAAATTGCAAAATAGTTAGGATATAAGATTTCTGAAATACAAATGGTATTTTGATATGTTTATAGATGAAGTAGGAGCAACCCGGCACGCAATAAGCGACAAAGAGTTGAACGAATTATACAAGCGTTTGGAAAATTTCATTGCTGATTGCACGGTTGAGGAAGCAAAAGAAAACCGGGACGCATTTGTTAAGGTGCAAACATTGATACACCAAAGAATAAGAGAAAACAAAAAATAATATTAACCCGCCGGGGGAAACCCCGGCACAAACCGAGAGCATTATGATAGTAAAGAAATTAGAATTGGTAAATTTCCAAGTAATTAAAGAGTTTAACGCAGATTTTGACGGTAACGTTTATTTCATTACCGGGGATAATGAGTTGGGAAAATCAACCGTATTAAAAGCAATTGGGGCTTTGTTGACCGGGAACCGTGACGCCGTATTGAAGAACGGAGAAAGCAAAGGTTTCGCAAAAATGATTGTCGGCGACGACGGCGAGGAATACGAGGTTGAATTGAAATTCACGAAAGCAAACCCACGTGGCACGTTATCAATTAAATCAAAGACAACCGGAATGAAAAGTGATAACGTTTCTATGTTACAAAAGATTTTCGGTTATACAGATTTTGACGCCGTGGAATTTTCCCGTTGGTCGGAAACCGCCGAGGGACGCAGAAAGCAAATTGAGGTTGTAAAGTCTTTGTTGCCGGAAGAAGTAAGAACAAGGATTGCCGAAATTGATACAACCGTTGCCGGGCTTAAAACAGAACGTACCGGAGTAAACCGAGATTTGAAAACCTACAAATCAATATCAGATGCAGCCGGGCAGGGATTGACAACGCAGGATTTGAAAACGTATGCCAAACCAAAGGACATTACGGAACTGATGAAAGAACAAGCCGAAAACGCCCAATTGATAGAAAAAGCAAAAACCGTTCGTTCGGCTTTGGAGCAAAGAAAAAAGCAGTTGGAAGAAATTCCGGAACGTTTAGCAGCGGCAAAAGCGACATACGAAAAAGCCATTGAAGAAGCTAAAAAAGCGATAGAAAGAACTGAAAAACTTTACAAAGAAGCTATTGCACAAATAGAAAGTGAAAAGGCAGATTATGAAGCACGAAAAGCAAATGCCGAAAAATGGTTGGCTAATTATGAAGAAAACAACCCGGAAAAGTTAGATACAGCCGAGCAATTGAGAAAGGCAGAGGAACACAACAAAAAGGCTGCAAAAGTTGCCGATTATCTGACAAAGAAAAAGCAGGCAGACGACAAAAAAGCAGAAGCGGAAAAGATGGATTCAGAAATTGCGGAATTATCCGCCGAGCGTGAAAAACTTATTTCGTCGGCGAAATTACCGATTTCCGGGCTTTCGTTTAGTGATGATGGGTTAGTATTAAATGACGTCCCATTTGTCGCCGGAAAGGTTTCAGATTCGCAGATAATGGAGGTTGCCGCAAAACTGATTATAGCAAGTAACCCAACCGTGAAAGTATTCCGCATTGCGAGGGGCGAAAGTTTGGGCGAAAAGAGATTGCAAGCAATTATTGATATTGCCAAGAAAAACGGGTTCCAAGGATTCATTGAAGAAGTTAAAAGAGGGCAGGACGATTTGATTATTGAGGAATACACAGAAAACGAGTAATCAACCGGGGCGTCGGTTTCCCGGCGTCCCTTAAACAAAACAATATGGAAGTTAAAGAAATGACAATTTCGGACGTTTTGAAAACACCCGAATTTTATAATAATCTGAAAGTGGTTATTTCCGATTTGGAAAACATCCGGAGAAATGCAGGAATAAGCGCAAACGCCCCATTGAAACGGCACCCGATAGACCGATTGCAGGAAAAAGGAGTTTTTGAACCGGGACAAATGACCGTTCTTTATGCGTCGGCGATGGATAAAAAATTGCAGGGGTATTCAAGCAGTGAAAGAACGTTTATTTTGAAAGTAGGCGGAGAGGCTTTTAATAAGACAATGAAACATTTGTTAAACAAGAAAAACGAAAATATGGAAACTAAAATTGTGAAAACTCATACCGGGAAAATCTATGTTGATATTAAAAACAGATTGGAATTTTTGACCGTTGGGGATTATGGAAAAGAAAATAATATAAAAGCTAATTTTTTAGGGCTTACAAAGGAAATAAACGGAGTTGCAAACACAGAGGTTGATTTGTCTAAAAAATGGGTTGCAACAATTTCAACTCAAAAAGGTTGCCCGATGAAATGTAAATTTTGCGATGTACCCAAATACGGATTTTATGGCAATGTTTCAATTAAAGAACTTTCATACCAAATTGAAACAATAATCAAAAATGAAGAAGTAAAACAGACGGAACGTTTCAACGTTCATTTTGCCCGTATGGGGGAACCAACATGGAATAAAAATGTATTAGACTTTTCGTTGATATTAAAAGATTTGGTAAAAAAATGCGGGTTAAAAGCAAAAACCGTACACCCGGTAATTTCTACAATGTTGCCAAAAGCCAATAAGAATTTAAAAGAATACATTCTAAAATGGTGCGAAATAAAGAATGAATTTTATAACGGAGAAGCAGGATTGCAATTTTCTATAAATTCAACAGACGACGAACAACGAAATGAATTATTCGACGGGAAAAGTTTGTCTTTGCATGAAATATCAGAATTGGCAAAAGAATTGCCAATGCCAAAAGGTCGTAAATATACACTAAATTTCCCCGTAACAGCGCAAACAATTCTTGATGCAAAAAAATTATCAATGCTTTTCGATAAAAGCAAATTTATTGTAAAGATTACCCCGATACATGAAACAAATTCAGCTATTGAAAACGGGTTTGAGGTTTCCGGTTATTCTGATTATGACGTATATAGAAAATTTGAAATGCCATTGTTAAACGAGGGATGGGACGTAATTGTTTTTGTTCCGTCAAAAGAAGAAGATTCAGACCGTATAACATGTGGAAATGCTTTGATTAGTTATGAAAAAAAGAGAAATAACAGCAACGGGAATGATTAATAATAACGGCGGTTTACAAATGTACATGGGGGAATTAAATCAATTCTTTGCAATGCACAAAGGTAACCGCATAATCGCCCGTTTTATTGTAGCGTCGCCCGGTTCGTCAGAGGCTTTGAAAGGTTATTATTTCAATTACGTTGTACCAACGTTCCGGTCGGGTATATGGGAAGCCGGGGAGCGTCTGACAGAGGAGCAGACGGAACGCCGTTTGCGTGAGTTGTCCCCGGTTATGTATGAGCAGACCCCGGATATTAACACCGGGAAATATGAAACCCGGTTGCGTAAAATATCGGAGTTGAGCAATGCGGAATTAATAGAACATATCGAATTTTTAAAACAACTTGCAAGTGAAGAATATTATATATATATAGCAGACCCAAATGAAATTTGATTATGAAAAAAGTAACATTGAAAGACAGCAAAGGAAATGAGATAAACGACATTATGAAAGATGTTTTGACGTTCGATTGTGAAACAACCGGGTTGCCCCCAAAGGGCGCAAAATGGGACGTTGATTTTGCGGAATTTCCAAATATTGTGCAATTGGCATGGGCGGTAAACGAAAAGGAACGTTCCTACATTATTAAGCCAGAGGGATGGGAAATACCGGAAGCGTCAACAGAAGTTCACGGAATTACAGCAGAGAGAGCAAACGCCGAGGGCGTCCCATTTGCTGATATTATAGGCGAATTTTTGGAGGATTGCGAAAAAGCCCGTTTGTTGGTAGGACACAACATTTACTTTGATACGTCAATTGTAAAAGCAATGATATTGCGAATTATGGGGCGTGAGTATTACGACGAAAAAGCCGAGGACGCATTGTTTAAGGGAAAACGAATTGATACCATGATGAAAACAATTAAATTTGTCGGCGCAATGTTTGCAAATGGACGCCCCAGAAAATTCCCGAAGTTGGAAGAACTTTATAATAAATGTTTCCCCGGCGAAACATTCCCGGCGCATGATGCGTTGGAGGACGTGAAAGCCTGCAAACGTTGTATTCCGGTTTTGGTGGAAAATGGTATTATAGAACTGAAACCAAAAGAATATCCGGCGGAACAATTGAAGTTTAACCCGGAACCGGAACCCGCAAAGACCAAAAAGGTAAAAAGGGAAGTTTTAGTTCACGACCCGAAACCGATATTTGCACCGGATGCAGAGCCGGAAAACAAGGTTGCAAAATTGTTAAATGAAACAGACTTTTAAATTATGAACGAAAAAAAAATGTGCATTGATTGCGTGGATTATCCGGTATGTTGTTTGTCCGGTCGTTGTGCTGATGATGAACCGTGCGAGTATTTCCAAGAAGAAACCGACCCGGAGGAACCGGGAAACAATAAAGATTAAAAATTATGAGCGAAAAAAAACAAAATGTTATGCCGATTCCTACAAAGGAAAAGTTTTCATTATCGAAAGTAAAGTTATTGAAAGATGGCGGGTTAGACGTACATTATGAAGTAACGGAAGTTGTCGGAAATGAGAGTTACACGAACAAATACCATGTATTGAGTGCAAAAGACATACACCCGGATTTGCGTCATTTGTTTAATGATTTGCGCCCGATTATGGGACGTGTATTCAACATAACGTCATTTAAAACCATGATGGCAACGCCGGAGTTTAAAGCAACAAAGAAACAAACAGATATTGCAGCCGCATTTGCGGAAGAATGTTTGTACAATATAGAGGTTAGGGGCGTTTCTTTGTCCGGGCAAGATGATAACGTAGGCGTCGTTTTAACCGGATTGTTTACCATATCAAACAATCAGAAAACAGCAATCAATACCCCACGAATGAAATATAACGTTGAAACGTTCGGTTTTGAGGAAGAGTTGGAAAACATTGTTTGCGATATTGAAAACGAGGTTTACGAATTTCTGTTTGAGGGCAAAAAGGCGCAAATGGATTTGTTCGGGGCTGATGGGGAACCCAACCCGTTAGTTTATGTAAATGATGCAGACAACGAAAATGAAAATGATATGTTCCCGGAAATGGCAGACCCGGCGGACGACCCGGAACCGAACGACGAAACGGCGGAAATGTAAGAGTATGGAACCGTATTTGTTGACAGACCAGTACGAATACCAATAAATTCGCTATATTTGCAGCATAAACGGGGATAGTTCGGAGTAGCTACCGGATGAAAAAAGATGCAGCCACTTTTCCCCGTTTCTCTTTTGGTTGCTTACTTAAATGGTTGTATAATGGAAATTTGGAAAGATGTACCCGGATATGTGGGGTTGTATCAAGTTAGTAATTATGGTAATGTAAAAAGCATCTTATATAATAAGATATTAAAATCATGTTGGCGAAATAGTAAAAAAGAATATAAAACAGTTTATCTTAGTAATTGTAATAAGAGAAAAACGTTTTCTATTCATAGATTAGTTGCTGCGGCTTTCATTCCGAACCCGAACAACAAACCATGCGTTGACCATATAGACGGCAATAGATTAAACAATCATGTTGATAATTTACGTTGGGCAACGCATTTGGAAAATAACAACAACCCAATTACGTTATATAGAAAAAGACAGGCAGCCAAAAAAGGTTTTTTAAGTTGTAGATATGGTAAAATTGGGATATTGAATGGGAAAAGTAAGGCAGTTATACGTTTTTCAATGAATAATAAATTAATTGATGAATTTGAAAGTATTAATATTGCTCTAATATTACTGGTATAAATAAACGTGGAATAGCTTTAGCGGCTAATAAGAAACGTAAAACAGCAGGAGGGTATATATGGAAGATAAAATAAAAATTATTGATTTAGAATGTTATATATATGCTAAAATGAAAGGTTATGAGCCTTTAATAGATAGACGTTTTTATGTGCCTTTCCTTGTTCGTTTAGAAATTCAATACTATTTATTTGGCAAAGGTCATTCTCCAACCGAAAACGATAAATTTTACAAGTATTGTTGGAATATATATCCTCATTATTGTGAGGAATGTATGAAGCCTTTAAAAACATATTCGGCTATACATATAAGCCATATAATAACAAAAGCTGCATACCCTGAATTATCCCATGATGTAAGAAATATAAATATACTATGTTTTGAACATCATTCATGTTGGGAGAATGGCGACCGTGAGAAAATGCGAATATATCCGGGCAACGTCCGGATTATTGAATTGCTTAAAAACGAATACAGAAGTTTGAAAATATGAGGACGAAAAAAAGAACACCCGATTACGGGGAAATTTCCCGCCGTTCAATCCAAAATGATTTTAAAAGGGTACAAAGGTACCCGGAAAGGGAGAAACGCCCGCAAATCGAAAATCCGCCCGAAATAAATGCAGAAAGACGGGTTTTGTTTGTTGGCGAAAATTCAGGTTATTACAAATTGCGTTCTTTCATTGTTGGTAAATTGGTTCGATTAGTTCAAAAATCAAGCGTCGGCGGTTGGGTTTGTGAGTTCGTACACGACGACGACCGAAAAGCGATAAACCATGCCGCCGAATGGTCGGACAATAAGAAACAATATTTGTTGGATTGCGTAAAATTCAAGTGACATGAAAATAAAATCAAAAACCGGATATAAAATTGCGTTATACACGTTCGTGACGTTAACGGTTGCGTCTTATATGTGGGCGTTGTATAGTATCATTGTTTGGATAATTAAAGCGTTTTTTGTATGAGTGTAAACAAGGTTATTTTGATGGGACATACCGGGAAAGCCCCGGATTTTAGGGAGTTCGACAACGGGGGTTGCGTGGCGACCTTTTCGTTGGCAACCACGAAACGAGGTTATACCACAAAGGACGGGCGGCAAATCCCGGAGCATACCGAATGGCATAACGTCGTATTGCAAAACGGGTTGGCAAAGGTCGCCAATCAGTACGTCAAAAAGGGCGACAAACTGTATATTGAGGGCGAATTGAGAACCCGGAGTTATGACGATGCGCAAGGCGTCAAACGGTATGTTACCGAGATAGTCGCAACCAATATGGAAATGTTGACCCCGAAAGCGACCGGAGCCGGGGCGCAAGTACCGCCGCCGCCCGTGCTGGATGCACCCGCCCCCGACGGAAACGACGATTTACCATTTTAAGCCGTTGACGATATGGGAGCGATAAACGGACGGGTTATTTACAGCCCAAAAGGTAAAGCCGGGGAATACGCCGAGAACGCCGCCAATTTCTTTGTCGGTTGTTCCAACGGTTGTACTTACTGTTATTTGCGCAAAGGTCGTGGCGCAAAGGTATTGGGAGGCAGTCGCCCGGAGTTGAAAAAGACGTTGCGGGAATATCCATACGCTTTGGATATTTTCAAAAACGAATTGTTGGCGCATAAGGAGGAATTGCAGAAAACGGGGTTATTCTTTTCGTTCACGACCGACCCGTTGTTGCCGGAAACGGAACGGTTGACCCGTCAAGCGGTCGGCGTATGCCAACGCCACGGCGTCCCGGTTAAGATATTGAGCAAATGCGCCGAGGGGTTGAACCGCTTCATTGATTTTGCCGAGGCGTCCGAGGGTTGGGACGTGTCCCGTATCGCTTTGGGCGCAACGTTGACAGGTTGCGACGAATTGGAGCCGAACGCCGACCCAAATACGATGCGGGTTAATGTGTTGGCACGGGCAAAACGCCACGGGTTCCGCACCTTTGCAAGCGTGGAGCCAATCCCGCCGGGAATGTACGACCGGGCAATTGGGATAATCAGATTGTCGTATCCGTTCGTTGACCTGTATAAAATCGGGTTGCAGAGCGGCGGCAAATATCCGAAACGGGAAATACGATTGATTTACGACACAATTACGGAACATTGGAAGGGACGCCCGGAACAACCCCGTATCTATTGGAAAGATAGTATTGTTAATCCGTTGGGGATTGACCGGGGAGAATTGCCGGGGTATTGTGTCCCTGTTAATTGGGATTTGTTTAACAATGAAAAGTGAAATACGGGTTGAGGTTCCCGCCGATTGCCGATTGGTCGGAGTAAGGACGGACGGCGATGTTGTCGTTATCATTTACGAGCCAATCCAAAACGTCCGGCAAATTGGATTTATCCATTACCCGGAACCCGACGACGAAACCGAGGAACCCGAAAATAAAAAGTAAATATGCAGTACAGCAATAAGGATTACAACCCGGAAAGGCACGACCGTTGGCGTGCGTTGACCGTAAAACAGCCATACGCAAATGATTTGGTAACGGAGGCGTACAAGGACGAAAACGGTATTGTTTACGGGAAAAAGACAATTGAAGTTAGGAGCAAAAACACGTCATACCGTGGCGACGTGCTGATATGTTCCGCAGCGTCCCCGGTTTATCCGGGAATGGAAAGCGGCGTTACTTTGGGATTGGTTGAGTTGTACGACGTGAAGCCGATAAAAGAGTTTACGCCGGAGGATTGGGAAAACACCCGGATTCCAAAGGAAAAGAGGGCAAAAATAACAAAGGGTTTCGGATGGATGATGCGCAACCCAAGACGTGTTGTTGAAATGCCAATTAAGGGGCAATTGGGTATCTATAATCTCGTATATACCAAGGGCGAAATAATACAATACCCCCGGAAAATGGTAATTGACAAAAAGAGTTGGGAACAGATAAAAAAACAGATAGAGAAATGAAAACAATCGGATTCCATATTGGACGTATCGGGTTTTATTTGTATCTGCAAAGTTTGTGGAAGTATAAGCAATTTTATTTGACGCCCGGAGTTATGGTTGAGGGCGTAAAAGGACATGACGTTTATTTAGATATTGAAATTAAATTGCTTTGTTTTTCCGTTGGTTTCCGGCTGATATGGATAAAAACCAAAAGAAATTATTAACTTTGTAATGTAAAATACTAAAAACGTGAGCGATGAAAGAGATAACAAAAATATTGCCATTAAATGAGGCGGCAAAGTTTCAAAAATCCGCAGGCAAATATGATTGCACAATTACGGAATTGGCGGTAATGGGAGCAGGGAAAGCAAGAATTTCAATTTCCGGAACAGAGGAAAATTTGGATTTGTTGGTTAGTTCGATAGAAAATGAGAATAAAGAAACCACAACCGTTTGAACCCGGACGTGAATACAACCCCGGCGAACTTGCAGTTTACCGGGGTATGGTAATAATTGCGGAAAGATGGGTTAAACCGTCTGATAAACTGATTGAAAATGTTGGCAAATATGTATGTTTGAGTAGATGCGCGTGTTGCGTTATCCATAAAGACGATTGCCCGGCGGTTGGGCTTAAATGCCACAGAACAAGCCGGAGCGATAACAAAGTAATATATTTCAGAAAATTGTATAACATAACAGAAAAAAAGCGATGAAAAAGATATTTCAATTAATAGTATCAATCCCGCACGATAAATTATTGCATATTATAGCGGGAATGATTGTTGTAATGTTGGTTTTGCGTTTGGTTTCATTTATCGGGATTCCGGGAATGATTGCACGTATTATCGCATTGATAGCAGTAATTTTAACCGGGGTATTGCGTGAGGTTTACAACAAAAAACACGGAGGCGTATTTGATAAAAAAGATTTGTACGCCACAATTTCCGGAGGACTGATTGTTTTATTATTAACCGTTTATTAATTGGATATGGAAAAAAGAAGTTTTATTCCGTTTGATGCGGAAACGTTTTTGATGATTGAAGATGTAACGGGAACAGAACCGGAAGTTACAGAGAAAGAAAATTACTTTGAACTTAAAATGTACGCCCCGGACAAAGAGGAAAGAATAATTGAAGCCGCAATATATGCAGTTCAAGGCAGATACGGAAAAAGAATAAAAGGCGGAAAGACGATTAAAGAACAAAACCTTTTGCGTGGTGCAATATTCTTTGTTGAATACGAAAAAGGGGCGGAAAATTTGCCAAATGAGTTGCGCACAAATTTAGGTATGCCGGACGAAACCGCCGGGGATATTTATTGCCGCCGATTGTTAGAAATTCGTGCATTACCCGTAAAGCGTGATAATTTGGAAAAATTGCTGATGTTTACCGGAGGCGGAACAATGCAGATTCCGAGAACGCCCGGCGGTTTGGCGGTTTATTCATTCCCGACCGAAAACGGCGTAATGTTGGACGTACCGGAGGGAAATTTTATTGTATTGACACCGGACGGAAAATTTGGCAAAATGGATATGCAAACGTTTATGGCTAATTTTGAAGAAAAAGACGCCAATACCGCCGGATTGACCTTTGACGAAAAGAGATTGTTTGAAAAGATGAATAAACTTTTCGGCAAGAATATAGAAAAAAGATTGGGAAAATTAGCCGAGGAATACAACGAATTGTTTGAAGCGTTTGAAAGATATTTAAGCAGGGAAAAAACGCAAAGAGAAATAAACGAAATTAATCCCGGAACGCATGATATTATCGACGAATTGGCGGACGTAAACGTTGTTTTATTCCATATTGCGGCATTATTAGGGTATAGCCAAAAGGAATTGCAGGAAATGGCATATACTAAAATTGCAGGACGTGAGAAAAACCCGGAATTTATGCGCAAACACCCACACAACAAACCGGAAAGCCCGGTTTGCGGTAATATGCAGCAGGAAACCGCCGAACAATACAAACATTTTGAGAACCGTTTTAACAAAAGACTATGACAAACGAAGAAAAAGAAGAATTAAGAAAAAAAGCGTTGTTCCTTACAAATACGGCGTATCTTTTGGCGGACATGGCACATACATGCGTTTTTTACGCTGATGATAAATTAAACCATTTAGGCAAATGCTTTGAAAAGGGCGAAAAAATGAGATTCAAAAAAGCCGCAAAGTTGACAAAAGAAGCATTTAAAGCCGTCAAGGAAATAACGGAACCATTGTATAATATTACCGACGTTGATAATGCGTGTATTGATAGCGATTATCTTTTGGAAGTTATTCAGTTGGTAATAAACAGAACCGACGAAACCGAGGAAAGCAAAACGGCGATGTTGGAATACATAAAGAAGTTACCACAAATTGAACATATAGAAGTTTAAGCGTATGAAAAAAGATTTTAAACAAGAACTAACCGAACTTATTAATAAGCACGGTTTAGAAAAGGAAATGAGAGATACCCCGGATTTTATTTTGGCACAAGTTTGTATTGATGCAATGGCGGTATTTTCGGAAGCAATCGCCCGCCGTGACGAATGGCACGAATTCAGAAAGGCAGACGAAAAGAGTTCGCAGGATGCAAAACACAATTACCCGGATGATTGCAATATTTGCAAAGACCGTTTTAAATGTGCTGACTTTATGAGAACGCAACCAATTGCAAATCTGATTCAGCGTTTCAAGACGACAACGGACAAAGAGGAAAAAACAGCAATCGCCGGATTGCTAAAACAGATAAACGCCGATGCGTCGGGAAAGCCTCAAAATGATATACCGGAAGAAGTAAAAGAAGTTGCCGGAAAGTTGGCAAAGGCTTTTGGCGCACGTGTTGAGATACACCGTATTGAGATACCGGAAAAGAAACGTAAGTTTAGAAAGAAACCAAGAAAGGAGCAAGGCAATGAAACCCGTTGAATTTCCCGGCGTGAATGTAGTATTTGCAAAAGACCAACCGGAATACATGCCGTTACCTGCAATGAAAATCCCTAATGACCCGCAGGGGCTTATAATTACCAAATGGCAGTTATCCCCGGAAGAATTGGAGAGAATAAAAGAAACCGGAACAATACATTTGTCAATGCTGACGTTTAACCAACCATTGCAACCCGTATTGTTAACCGTGGATTTACCAACAGAAAAATAATAAAGTCATGGATAAAGAAACATACGTAAAGAGAGTTCAAGAATTGAACCATATAAGACAAAAGGCTTTGGAGTACAACGAAAAGGAAAAAGCCAAAGCGGATGAAAGCTACATAAAAGAAAATTGTCCGTTTAAAATTGGGGATAGAGTGAAACAAGGTGAAAATATTGGCACAATTGAAGGAATAAGAGTTGACAATGACGGAAAGTTTGAATATACCATACGAAAGGAAAAGAAAGACGGCACCCCGTCAAAAATACGCTTTAAAACCTTTCCATGGTATAGAAATAATGTAGAAAAGGCATAATAAACGCCCCGGAATTATAACCGGGGCTTTGCCGTTTAGGTACCGGAATGAAAGAAAGCCAAAATTAGCCCCGTAGGGCGACGAAAATACAAAATACAATAAAAGTATCAAGTAACAAACGAAACCCGCTTAAAACGAAAATTCCCCGAAAATAACAAGCAAAGGGAAAGCGACGTTTGAGAGGAAAGCAAAGTAAATGGCTTTGCTGTTATAAAAAGGTTTGAAAAATGGAAGCGAGTAAAAGACAAAGGGGCGGACGCCCGAAAATGTGCAAACGAACAAAAGACCAAAGGGAGTTTGATTTGGCTTTTTGTTCAAATCTGTTTTTACGTGGTTACACATATAGGGAGATTTCGGAAAGACTGAATGAGGAAAACGCCCGGCGTGGCGTCGGTTATACCATAACAAAACAAATGGTATATTGGGATATGCAACAATTGCTAATTGAGTGGAAACGTGAACGTATGGAAAATATAGACGATTACGTTACGCAGGAATTGCGAAAGTTGGATAAAATGGAGGTTGAATTGTGGGAGGCGTGGGAACGTTCAAAGACCGGGAAATTGCGAGAGAAAAACAGACAGAACGCAAAGCCCCGTAAAGTGTTGGAGGATGGCGACAACCCGGAATATTACGGGTATGAGGAAACCACAACGGAAACGTCCGCCGGAAACCCCCGGTTTTTGGATTTGCTTTTGAATGTGCAGCAACGCCGGGCAAAGATGTTGGGATTTGATGCGCCAATAAAAGTTGATATACCGGGATTGAAAGAAAATACAAATAGCGATGCGCCGAAATATGATGTTGCCGCAATACCGGAGGATTTGTTGTTTGCGGTCGCCGATAAATTGCAAACAGCAGAATATAAAAAACAATTAGCAGAAAAAGGAGTAATTGACGATGGTACGAACAACAAAGAATAATATCAAGAAAAAAGATGAACCGAAACCCGTACACACGTGCGGGAATTGTGGTTGGGGTAAATATTATTACGACCATTCAAATTTGGATATGGACGGGAACCCAATTTGTTTAAAATGCCCGTTTGTCGAAAATCGCAGTATAATACGTTCGGAAAAAGCGTGCGACAAATGGAAAATGAAACAATAAATTGGTCGTTTTTTAAGATTTCCGGTTTTTAAGTCAGAAAAAATACGGGGGTAAGACAAAAATATATGGTTTATTTTTAAGAATTAAACAAAATGGATAAAGAACAATTGCTTAAAATGTATGCAGCATTGAAAAACAACCCCGGCGAGATGGTAAAAGCGGCGGCACGCCATAGGCTGATAAACTTTGCCCGGTACATGCAACCGGATTTGGTTTTGGAACCGTTCCACGTCGTTTATTATACGCTATTGGATAAGTTCGCCCACGGGGAAATAAAAAAAATGATTGTGCAAATGCCGCCCCAGCACGGAAAATCGGAGGGTTCAAGCCGAAAATTACCCGCTTTTATGTTGGGATTGAACCCGGACACAAAAATTTGTATTGGTTCGTATGCCGCCACAATTGCAAGGGATTTTAACCGGGACGTTCAACGAATAATTGACACCCCAAAATATCGGGAAATATTTCCGAAAACCTTTTTGAACGGTTCAAATGTGGTAACGATGGCAAACACGTATTTACGAAATTCTGACGTTATAGAAATGGTTGGGCATAAGGGTTCGTTGCGTGTTGTAGGTCGTGGCGGTTCGTTGACTTCAAAAACGGTTGATGTTTCTATTTTGGACGACGTTTATAAAGATTATGCCGAGGGCAACAGCCCGATTGTACGTAATGCAGCATGGAAATGGTACACGACCGTAGTACGTACCCGTTTGCATAATGATTCCCAAGAATTAATTGTGTTTACCCGTTGGCATGATGATGATTTGATTGGGCGCATAGAAAAAAGCGGGGAAACCGTAATTGATATTAAAAGTTGGGATGATGTAAAAGATATTCCGGCGGGCGCATGGGTACGAATAAATTTTGAGGGACTGAAAACCGGGGAACCAACAGAGATTGACTCACGGGAACCGGGGGCGGCGTTATGGGATAGACGACACAGCCGGGTAAAATTGGAGGGGCAAAGAGCGTTAGACCCCGTACAATTTCAATGTTTATATCAAGGCAACCCCGGAAATGCAGAGGGCAAATTGTACCGGAACCCGTTCCGAACATACGTTGACAAATCAGAATGGGGAACGTTCGTGCGTAGTGGTAATTATACAGACGTGGCAGACGAGGGCGACGACTTTACATTTTCGGCGTGTTATGACATTTACAAATCTGGTAATGAGGCATGGAACGAACAAAAGAAACGGTTTGAACCGATTTTGTATGCGCTAATTACTGACATGGTATTTACGCAGGAAAATACAGAAGTAACAGCCGTTACCGTCCCGGAAATGATAAACCGTTGTGGAACGCAAAAAGCATGGATTGAAAGTAACAACGGCGGTGCCGGGTTTGAAAAGTTGATACGTAAAAAGATAAAAGCGATTTCCGAACCATTTTACCAAGGTGCCAACAAGGAAAGCCGCATTATAACAAATTCGGCAAGCGTCAACGCCCAAATCATAATGCCGTTAGGATGGGAGGAACGTTTTCCAAAGATACATGAACACGTAACCGGGTTTTTGCGTGATTTCCCAGCAAATGAGCATGACGACCCGGAGGACGGTTTGACCGGAATATATGAAAAGGAATTGGCGGACGGCGATACAAGACCATACAGCCAAGCAACAAGGGGCATTAAACGTCGTAATTAGCATTTTATTTCATATATGCAAGGATTTAGCCGAAAATATTATAACTTTGCAATAAGTAATGGGGCAAAGGGTTAGCCCCCGGAGATAATAACAAAAGTTTTAACGTTAAAAAATTAAGATTATGGCTATTTGTAAATGCCCGGCAGCAGCAGCGCTGCCAAACATTCCAAACTTTACGTGTGCCGAGAGTTTCGGACAGATTCAGAAAGTAGCGTTTCAGAGATTGTACAAAAGCACCGGAGAAAAAAATTCATTTACCACGACGGCGGGTATTACAAAAAAAGCGTCATGGATGCCGTTGTTATCGGCAGATGACGACACAAAGATTGTTGTTTCCCCGTACATTCAAGCACCAACAGCAGAAGCGGGCGCACCCCGTACATTTGGAGGAGGAAACGAAACGTTGGGAGGTATTGAGGAAATTATAGGACGTGAGCCAACCCCATTTACGGCGGTTATGCGTAAAATGCCGCAATCACTGATTAAAGCATTGAAAGATTTGCAATGTGAAAGCGATTCCCAAAATTTGGGGGTTTATTTGTTTGATGAAAACGGCGCAATTGGTGCATTGCGAGACCAGACAACAGCAACAACGCATTATCCTATTCCAATTCGTTCTTTGTTTATCGGGGATAAAACATTGGGAGGATTTGAGGCACCCGATAGCAACGCAATACAATGGGCGTTTTTACCTAATTGGTCGGATGATTTGGCTATTATCGTACCGGAAGATTTTAACCCGCTAACAGACTTAAAAAATGCAGCAGGGTAAACAAACAATAGTGACGTTGGAAAATGAAACATTGAAAACGACACGAGATTTTGAAGTTAGCCACGCCGAAAGACTTTTAAAAATGCCAAATAACGGCGGTTGGCAGTTACCGGAAAATAGTAAATTTGAATTTGACAAAGAAAATGGGCTTAGATATAAGAGAAATAAAAAAGCAGATAACGGAGCCACGGAACAAAGCGGCGATAAGTAGGGCGATTTACCACCAAAACCGCATACGATTTCATGCGGAAAAGGCGTTGACGCCATACATTACGCAACCCGTGACCGATTTTTTGGCTTATGTTTCAAACCTTATACCCGCAGACAAATTCAAAGTTTTCAAAACATTGTTCCGTTACCCCGTCAAGACAAACGAGGTAACGGGCGTTTGTTTTGATAAGTTGAGCCGCATTTTTGACGGTCGTAACCCGGCGTTCAATTATCAGTTTATGAACAGCGAACAAAGGGACGATTGGGAGTATTACAGACAACACGTATTGGGAGAACCCGAAATTTGGAGCACAAAGGGATGGGAATATTTCAAAACCGAAATTAACAGCGTATTAATTGTTGATTTGCCAAAAGAGCAATCCCCCGGCGATAATTACCCGCAACCGTACTTTTATTGGTTGCCAATAGAACACGTTATTTCATACAAGGCAGACAAAACAACGGGCGTTATGCGTTGGATAATATTCCGGCAGGACGACAACCGTATTGCCGTAATTGACGATGAACGATACCGGGTATTTACCGAGGAAAAAGGCAATATTGGCGAATTGCTGATTGATAGCCCGCACGATTTGGGATATTGCCCAGCACGTTTTTTTTGGAACGAACCATTGAGTTTGAGAGAACCGGACGTTAAGGCGTCCCCGTTAACAACCGAGTTGGAAAGTTTAGATTGGTTCCTTTTTTATCATTTATCAAAGAAAAATTTGGATATGTACGGGTCGTACCCGATTTATTCCGGATATGAACAAAGTTGCGATTTTACGAACGGCGAAAACGGCGATTATTGCGACGGCGGGTTTTTGAAAGATAAACAAGGCTATTATAAATTAGACCAAGCGGGTTTATTGATGCGTTGCCCGAAATGCGGAGATAAACGAATTGTCGGGGTTGGTTCATTCATTGAAATTCCGGTACCGGACGGCGACAAACAGCCGGATTTGCGCAACCCGGTTCAGATGTTGACCGTTGACCGTAATAGTTTGGATTATAACGTTAGCGAGGAAGAACGGTTACGTACAAACATAATTACGGCGGTTGTTGGTACCAACGAGGAAATAACAACCCGTGAAGCATTAAATGAACAGCAAATTAAAGCCAATTTTGAAAGCCAAAGCACGGTATTAAACCGAGTAAAAAAAGGCTTTGAGGCGGCGCAAAAGTTCGTTGACGAAACCGTTTGCCGTTTGCGTTATGGAACAATGTTTGTTTCGGCAAAAATCAATTATGGCACCGAGTTTTATTTGTCTGATGCAACCCAATTGCGAGAACGTTATAAGATGGCGAAAGAAAGCGGAGCAAGCGAGGGGGAATTGGATGCGCTACAAAATCAGATTATCGAAACGGAGTACAGACACGACCCAATACAAATGCAACGTATGTTAGTGTTGGCAGAATTGGAGCCGTACCGATATTTGACACGTCTGGAAGTATTGGAATTGTACGAAAAACAGCTAATTACCGAGGATGAATTGCGCATTAAATTGAATTTCGCTAATTTTGTGCGTAGGTTTGAACGTGAGAATACAAACGTTTTGGAATTTGGCAGCCAAATACCATTTTCCAAGAAAATTGAAGTAATAACAAAAAAAATTTATGATTATGCGAGTGAAAGCAGAAACAGAGGGTAAAACAAAGGACGTCGGATTGTTGGACGTTACCCCGGAAAATTTCATTGTGCCGCAAGGCGAGGAAAGTTTTTACCATTGTCGTATTGAGGTTGTAAAATTCAACCAAGAAACGGGCGAAAGAATTTCACGACCACGTATGCAGGTTTTCGGCAAAAAGTTCTTTGAAACATTCGGATTGCACAATTTGCGAAAAATGGGTTATAAAGTTGACATTATGCACGACCCGAACGTTTGGGAGGCAGCGAACAAAGAAAAGATTGAAGCCAGCAAACGAGCAAAGGCAGAAGCAGCAGCAAAGGCGGCAGCAGAAGCAAAGGCGGCAGAACGTGAACAAATGAAAGCCGAAATTATCGCAGAACTGACAGCCGCCGGAGTTATCCCAGCAGAACCAAAGAAACCCGGAAGAAAGCCGAAAGCCGAAAAAACAGCAGAAGCAGAGGAAGCGGCAGGCGATAGCCCGGAAAACAACGAGAATGTTTAACCATTAAAAATTACGAATATGGCACAGATTGCACAGCAAGACAATTTGGTTATTGAAGTAGCCACAACCGCCGCAGCATTGGACGGCGACACAAAGAAAAAGTTGATTAATTGTATTGAGGGCGGAACAATTACCGACGTCATTTTGGTAACAAAAGAGGTTGAAAAGAAAATCAGCCATGCACGGGTTGTTAGTTGGTTGGTTGACACAACCGGGGATTCCCCCAAATACACAATTGATATTATTAACGCAAACAGCGGAGAAGTAAAAGCAATCGCACTTAATTAATTCAAAGGGTAAGAATATTATGTTAACGAGAGAAATTTTAGTTGCAAATGCGGCTTTGTCGGGATTGTCTGACGAACAGATTACAGCGATAACAGCATTATCGCAGAATGACGAAAACAGCGTTATTGCCAAGAAAACGGGCGAAATTTACGGGGCTTTGGATGCCGATATTTTGGCGGTTTCCGGTATCGCTAAAAATGGAACCGAAAAAACGTATGATTACGCAAAACGTGTAATGGGGGAAATGAAAACAAAAGCCGATGGCGCAACCGGGCTGCAATCGCAGATTGATTCATTGACCAAGGAAAGAGCCCGTTTAGAAAAGGCAATTGCCGATGGTGCGGCAGATGCGGAAACCGTGAAAGCATTGAAGCAGGCAAAAGCAGATTTGCAGAACGTGACAACGCAGTTTACCGACTTGACAACCAAGTATGAGGCAGAAAAGGCAAACCACGAAAAAGAATTGTTCGGAGTAAGAATTGACAACGCATTGCAGACAGCCGCCGCCGGGCTTAAATTCAAAGCAGGATTCCCGGAAAGCGTAACAAAGGTTATTTTGACGCAGGCGACCGAAAAAGTAAAAGGCATGAACCCGGAATATATAGACGACGGAAACGGCGGAAAGGTTTTGGCGTTCAAAGATGCAAGCGGCGCAATTATGCGCAATCCAAACAATCAGTTGAACCCATTCACGCCCGCCGAGTTGCTGACAAAAGAATTGGAAACGATGGGAGTATTGGAGCAGCAAAGACAACAGCCAGGAGGCGGCACAAATAAGCCCGCAGGCGGTGCCGGAGGCGGCGGAATTACATTGGACGTAAGCGGAGCCAAAACGCAATCAGAGGCGTACGAACTTATTACAAAACAATTGATGGCGCAAGGTAAAACGGTAGGTTCCAAAGAGTTTGACGAAGATATGAGAAAGGTTTGGCAGGAAAATAGTATTAACAAATTGCCGGAGAGATAACCGGGTAATGGGTAAACCCGCATTTAATAACAAATTAAAATAAAAAGACTATGAGTTTAATTGCAACAAGATTACAGAATTGGCGAGTAGAAAACCCGGAGTTAGACCGTAATATGACCCGCCCGTGCGAGTATGGCGCATTGGATTTTTTTATTGAACAGACCAACGCCAGAAATTCCATTTTGTCCCCGAAATTGCGTGAACGTGCGTTTGCCTCAATCGGAAATACGGTACAAGTTCCGGTTATCAATTACGATGACGACGTTACGGTTAGCAACGTTCGTACGTGTGTTATCCCGGACGATGAAAACACGTCCGCACTTTATACCGTGGTTTGGGCGACATATTCCGTCGGCTTTACAATGGTGCCAACGTTGTATATGAACAACGAAATTTCGTATGACCACGATTTCAACCGCAAAATGGAAAAGGTTTGCAGAGCGTTTGCAAATTCGTTAGACCAAGCAGCCGTTGCAACGTTGGAGGCAGGAAAAACCAAAATATTGAAAGACATGTTGAATTACAAATTCGCCGCCAGCGTTATTGAGGTTCCAACGCAGATGGCAACCGAAATTATGGGCGATATTAACCCGATTATGCGTGCAAATTGTTATCCGGGTTTGGTTCACGTCGTAGGTAACGCCGGAATTGACAGCCTTATTAAAAAATTGGCACAGCACGGTATTTATAACGACGTAAACAAGCGTATGGAATACGAAAATAAAGTGTTCCATTATACAAACAACGTCGTAAATGAACCTAGCAAAAACGGCACATTCTTTGCCGTAGAGGATGGTAACGTTGGCGTTTTAACACGTGTTGACCGTGAGGCGTTGAACCGCACCCGTGCGAATTTCCACGAATGGGACGTTGTACGTTTGCCGTACATTGATTTGCCCGTTGGTTCGCACTATTACACAGCAGTTGGCGACCAGTCACAGACAGCAGGCGCAGCGAGTGCCGATATGACGTGCAACGTGAAAGAATATTTTGGATTTAGTGCAGACGTTGCGTTTGTAATTGCTTACAACAACAACCCAACAACCGTTGCAAATCCGATTATCAAAACGCAGATTGCAGCACGTGCGGGAAATGTACCTTTGGGTATGCCTGTATATGTAACCAACGCCGGGGAATTTCCTGCTGGAGGTGCGAGCGCATAACGCCGGAGCATAACGAATTATTTAACCGAGGGGACGGGGTGGTTATCCCCGCCCCCTTATTTATTGCAATCTTAATTCCTAATATGGGAAATAAATGGGCGTTTTTATGATAAGAATAAATGAAATATGCGAAGCGTTAAAAAATGTGTGCGGGTGGGAGCAATCATACGACCCGGCAAAGGCGATAGACGACAATTTAACGCAGACGGAAAGTGGGTTGTATTTTCAAGGTGCGCACCCGCTTTTGACGTTGGATAGTATGGCGGCGATTATGCCGGATGATTGGGGGCTGCAATACCCGGAATGGAACATGATATTGCCGTACAAAGCCGGGCAGAAAGTGAGCCATAACGGTATTGTTTGGATTGCTAAAATTGACAACACCGGAGAGGAACCAACGGCAAGCGATTTTAATAATGATTACAGCCGGGAGGATTACGGAAACCCATATTGGAAACCGTATAATATGTTGACGGACTTTTTGGAGAGAATGACCCGAAACGGAATTGCGACCGCAATACAGACGTTTACACAGATTAAGCAGTTGGATAAAGAAACACGTAATTTGTTGGAGCGAAAAACGTTCTTTGATGGTGCCGGACGCATACGGGCGACGTTGCAAAACAATCATAAGTTGGTAGGATTTGAAATTGTCCCGGTTCGTGCAATGGGAGTGACGGCGAAAATTGAAAAGATAGGTTTGCAAATGACCGGGGGAACCGGGGTTGTTAGAATGTATTTGTTTCATTCGTCGCAGATAGACCCAATAAAGACTTTTGATTTGAATTTTACCGTTACAAATGGCGGTTTTCAGTGGTTCCCGTTAACTGATTGTTATTTGCCGTATATAAGCGACAAGAACAACGCCGGGGGGTCGTGGTTCCTTTGCTACAATCAAGACGAATTACCCGCCGGAATGGAAGCAATTAACGTATCAAAGGATTGGAGCCGGGAGCCGTGCGGAACGTGCAACATGGGTTCCGTTGAGGTTTGGCGAGAATTGACAAAGTATTTGCAAGTAACGCCGTTTATGTACCATGCGCCGGAAACGTTCGCAGAATATCCGGAATTATGGGACATTGCGCAAACCTTATACACAAGAACACAGAATTACGGGCTGAATTGCGAAATTACTATTGGATGCGATTTAACGGATTTCATTATTTCCCAAAGGCAGATTTTCCAAACGGTAATACAAAGACAAGTTGCTGCAATTGCATTGCGGACGTTGGCAATGAACCCCAACGTAAGGGTTAACCGCAATCAATCAAACGCAACCCGGATGGATATTTTGTATGAGTTGGACGGCAACACGTCCGGCGTTCGTCCCGGCGGTTTAGGTTACGACCTTAAAAAGTCTTATGAGGCGTTGCAAATAGATACGCAAGGGTTAGACCGTATCTGTTTAGCCTGCAATAACCGTGGGGTAAGATACAGAACCGTGTAATTATATAATTCAAAGGGAAAGTTGTATATAATTTCATGTAAAAGTTGTATTTATGAAACGGATAACCGATTTGCGAAAAAGGGTTGCGGATTTCAACGAGGCTTTGACGTCCGGGCGGATAATACAAAACATTATATGGGACAATGAGTCATATATAGTTGATTTGAACGCCGAGGAACAATTGTTTGAACAAGGTATTAACCGTTTGGGCGTCGAAATTTCGGATTATGCACCATACAGCCCCGTAACAATCGCAATTAAAGAGGCTAAGGGACAGCCGACAAACCGGGTAACGTTACGGGATGAGGGAGATTTTGAAAGTAGTTTTTATTTAGAGGTTGGCGACAAACAATTTGAAATTAAAGCGTCTGACTTTAAAACAGAGGATTTAATAAAAAAATACGGTCGTCAAATATTGGGTTTAACCGACGAAAATATTTCAATATTGATTTGGAAATATATTTTCCCGGATTTAATGGCAGAAACAAAAAAACAAATTTATGGCAAATAACGTAAAAGCCCCGGTTATTGACAACCCGGAATTGTTAGACCGGATAATTGGAAACATGCAAAACGGATTGGTTGATAATTTGCCGTGGTTGGATTATGCGTTTGGCAGGGCGGAAAGACTTGTTAAAATGAACGCAAACCAAAAACGCTATTATACGCCAAACGTGTATTCCGGGAAAAACGAATATATGGAAGTTTGCCCCGATGCGGGTATTGGTAATTTCTGTTTCTTTTGGGTTGACGACCCGCAAAATATCAGTTGGGAACCCGGAGTTGATATTGGCATAAAAACGGCGTTTTCGATTATCTTTTGGTTTGATTACAGAAAGATATACAACGATGCAAGCACACGCAACAAAGAGGATTTGAAGCGGCAAATATTGGACGTTTTGAACGGCGGTTTTTTGGTGCGAAATGGAAGTTACAGAATAAACAAAGTGTACGAATTGGCGGAAAACATTTACAGGGGCTTTTCGTTGGATGAAATAGAAAACCAATTTTTAATGCACCCGTTCGGCGGATTCCGGTTTGAGGGCGAATTGAGTATTGGAGAGACATGTAAATTGTAGTATATGGAACATTTTATTTATAACATTATTGTTGTCGCATTAATAGCGGCTTTTGTGCTGACGTTATTACGCAAATGGGGCGTCATTGAATGGGTACAGATTCACGGGAACGATTTCTTTTCAAAGATGTTTAATTGCGATTTCTGTTTGTCGTGGTGGACTTGCGTTTTGATTTGTTTCTTTGCGTTGATATTTACCGGGAACCTCTCATTTTTGGGCGTTCCCTTTTGTAGTACAATGATAACACGTGTTTTATTATGAAGAATGTACAAATAAAAGGAATGAACGTTGAGTTGTATGATAGTATAGACGAATTGCCGATGTTGCGTTTCCACAAGTATAACAAAATGCTTTTGGTTGACGCCGGGGTTGGTTCTGATTTATCGGATTTTGACCGACATATTGAAAAGGTAATACGTTATTTGAACAGCCCAACGCCAAACATGGCAACCGTTGAGTTGGAAAATATGCGCCAAAACATATATTTCATTCAATCCGAGGTTTCCCCCCGGCATTTGGCTTTTGCCGTGTTGGTTAAATCAATAAATGGTAAACCCCGAAATGATTTGTCAGATGATGGATTGCAACAAACAATGAGTCTTTTTAAAGACGTTGCAAATTCAGAGATAACCGCCCATTTGGAAGCGGTTAAAAAAAAAATAGACGATGAATTGCGTTTGTATTTTCCCCGGTTGTTCGATGATGCGACATTGAAAGAGTATTACGATAAATTGAAACAAAGAACGATTGTTGTATTACGCACAATAATAGACGGTCGGGCAACCGAGGCGGACGCAAAAGAGATTGACGACATTACGGCGGAGTTGATAACCTATTTCAACCCGCAGACGTTTACCGGTTCGGAAAGCGTGGAAATTAGGCATGACAGACAATTTGAAAATATGTGTTTGATATTGTCCCAAAATTTGCATGTTGACCCAAAGAAATTTACCGTTTTGGAATATTACAACGCATTTGAGTATATCAAGGAACAAGCCAAAAAAGCAAACAAGCAAAAAAGGGCAAAATAAGGCGATTTCCGGCGTTTTTATTTTTAGGCGATAAATTACATATTTGAGAAAAGAAAATGCAACAGACGGGAAATTTCCCGTAAATAACTAAATAATCGGCGTATGGCAGATAATAACAACCCAATCAAATATTCGGATTTAATAAGCCCGGATAATTCGATTACAGATTTGATAAAACAATTGGATGAACTTTCGGACACCTATACAAATGCGCTGAAAAATATCAAAGCCGAAGCAATACAATTGGCGGATATTCTGAAAAAGGTTTCCGGCGCAACGGAGGACGGGCGAAAGACAACCAAAAAAGCCGCAGACGATGCGGAACGTTTGGCACGTGCGCAACGTGATTTGGCGTTTGCAGAAAGCGAGAACGCCAAAAAGTTGGCCGAGTTAAAATTGGCACAGCAGGAAGCGAACCAAATTAATAAACTGATTGTGAAAATAAATCAATCCGCCGAGGGTAGCTATAACCGTTTATCGGCGCAATATTCATTGAATAAGATTTATTTAAACAACATGACTAAAGCCGAACGGGAAAACACCGAGGAGGGGCGAAAATTGGTTGCACAAACCAAAGAAATATACGAAGAAATGAAACGTTTGCAGGAAGCAACCGGGAAATTTCAATTGAACGTCGGAAATTATACGGAGGCGTCCGACGCAATTATTGCGTATGGCGACAAATTAAAAGAAACGTTAGGTTTAAATAGCGCATTTGGCGAAAGTCTTTTGGCGTTAGGACGTGGCGGGGCTGAAAGTAAAGCCGTTTTTACAGCTATTGGCGACGGGGCAAAAGCATTGGGAAAAACTTTGTTGGGATTACTTTCAAACCCGGTTTTTTTGGCGATTGCCGGAATTGCGGCGGCGGGTGCGGCGTTTAAATGGTGGTACGATTATAACGCCGGGTTAGTTGAGGCAACGAGATTGACGCAACAATTTACCGGGAAAAGTGGCGATGATTTGAAAGCGTTTAGAAATGAGGTGCAAGCCGTCGCCGATTCATTCAACGCAGATTTCCGGGAAACATTGATTGCAACAAACGCATTATCAAAACAATTTGGTATTTCTGCAAATGAGGCATTGCAATTGGTTAAGGATGGGTTTTTAGCCGGAGGCGATGCGAACGGGGAATTTTTAGACACGTTGAAAGAATACCCGGCATATTTCAAAGAGGCGGGAATATCAGCAGACCAATTTGTTGCAATTGTTACCCAAACAAACAAAATGGGTATCTTTTCAGACAAAGGCGTTGACGCAATTAAGGAGGCAAATTTGCGTTTGCGTGAAATGACGACGGCGACGGCGGCGGCTTTGGACGGTATCGGTATTTCGTCGGAACAAGTTCAAAAAGATTTGCAGACCGGAACCAAAACAACGTTCGATGTTATACAAGACGTTTCCGCAAAATTGGCAGAATTGCCGGATAATGCGGCAACGGTCGGGGCTGCAATTGCAGATATATTCGGGGGGCCCGGAGAGGACGCCGGATTGCAGTATTTGCGCACGTTGAAAGATATTTCAACAAACATGGATGAAGTAAAAGGGAAAGCCGGAGTTTTGGCGCAATTGCAGGAGGAACAATTGCAAAGCCAAATTGAGTTGCAAAACGCATTATCCGGGTTGTTTGACGCAATCGGAGGAAATTTTGAAACGTTGACAACGCAGGCAAAAGTTTTTGTTAACCAAGGATTGACGGCGATAATAAAAGGGGTTATTGATGTTGTCAATTACTTGATTGAGTTATACAATGAAAGTGTTTTGATACGTGCAATTTGGAATGGGATTGTTGCCGGATTCAAAACAACATTTGATACGTTGGGAAATTTGTTTGGATTCTTTATTGATATAGTCAAAGCAACCGGAACCGCATTAAAGGGGGCGTTTACGTTAGATTTTGACGACGTAAAAAAAGGATTGGCAGATTATGCAGCAGCGTACGGAAATTTGGTTAAAGCCCAAGTTAAAGACATAACAGAAAATTTCCAAGAGGGTTTGGAGGGTATGCAAAAGAAAATAAAACCGTTAACAATCCCGGTTTCTGTTGGAGATACCCCGACGCCACAAACAGACAATAAGCCCGTAACGACACAGAACCCAACCGTAACGCCAAGGGGTAAAAGCGATGCGGAAAAGGCAGCAGAAAAACAAGCAAAGCAAATTGAAGCGGCTTATAAAAAGAATTTGGAGGCAACCCGGAAATTGCAGGATGCACAATTGCAGTTGGAAACCGACGAATGGGCAAAGCGTAGGCAGCAAACGCAATATCAGTATTCCCGACAGATTGAGGATTTGCAACACCAATTACAGACCGAAAAGGATTTGAACGAAACCGGACGGCAGGCGATAAACGCAACAATTACGGCGTTAGAACAGCAGCAGACAGAGGCGTTGTTGAAAATCGAACAAGACCGACAATTGCAGGAATTAGCGTTACAGAAAGAAAGCATTGAATTACGTTTGCAAGCAGTCAAAGAGGGAAGCGAGCAGGAAAGACAATTGCGGATGCAGTTGTTGGAAAACGAAAGACAAACCGCATTATTACAGAACCAACAGAAACCGACCGGGCAACAGCAGGACGCCGCGGCGATTAATGCAAGTTTTGACGCAAAGGGAGCCGGAATTGCGGACGAATATTTGCAAGCGCAATTACAGATATTCGACCAACAACAAGCGTTGGCACAATCGGAGTTTGATTTGTTGAGAAATTCAGAAGCCCGGAAAACTCAATTCCGTTTGCAAGCAGAAAAGGAACGTTTGCAAAAGGTTTTAGAATTAAATCAGCAAGCCGCCAATAAATTGTCTGATGTTGAGGTACAAACAATTCAAAACACTATTAAAAAAATAGACCAAGAAATTGAGCAATCCAAAGGGGAGGAACGAGGAACAGACATTTACGGTTTGTTTGGGCTTAATTTGGACGACGACCAAAAAGAGGCAATTAATACGTCTATGCAATACGCATTGGATGCGTTAAATACATTCACGGCGGCACGTGTTGCCGCAGCAGATGCAGCCGTTGAGCAAGCGGATAAAGAGGTTTCCGCCGCACAATCGGCGTTGGATGCAGAATTGGAAGCAAGGGCAAACGGGTACGCCAATAATGTTGTACAAGCGCAAAAGGAGTTGGATTTGGCAAAGAAAAACCAAGAAAAAGCGTTGAAAGAACAACAGAAAGCGCAAAAACAGCAGGCAGCAATACAAACATTGCAGCAAATCGGAAACATGGTAACAGCAACGGCGCTGATATGGTCGCAATTAGGTTTCCCGTTTGCAATACCTGCAATTGCCGTAATGTGGGCGAGTTTTGCAGCGTCTAAAATCAAGGCGGCGCAATTGGCAAAACAGACCGGAGGAACCGGAGGAACGGAAACATACGGCGACGGTACCGTTGAACTTTTGGAGGGCGGTTCGCACCAAAGCGGAAATGATATTGATTTAGGAACGAAACCGGACGGAACCCGCCGACGTGCCGAGGGAGGCGAATTTTTCGCCGTGATAAATAAACGAAGTTCACGCCGTTTCAGAAAGATAATACCGGACGTTATCAATTCGCTAAACAATGGTACGTTTGCACATAAGTATTTAAAATCCTATTCAGACGGCGACGGTTTGACGTTAAACGTTACCGGACAAAGCCCGGATTTACGCAATTTGTCGGATGATGTAAGGGAAATTAAGGAACAGAACCGACGACGGGTTTACGTGGATGGCGACGGAAATACGATTGAAAGTTACAAGAATTTGAAACGTAAAATAAAAAGACTATGACACCAAAATATAGATTCTTTTTGCAGATAGGGGAGGACGGAACCAAACAAACCGTCCGCCCCAATTATAAGGATGATTTAACGTTGGATTATGAGTTGGAAACAAATCAAAGGTTTTACCGGGCTAAATTGTCCGGTAAAATAAACTTTGTCCGTGCTGATTACGATATTATCAATGACGCCCCGTTTGATTCTGAATTTTTCCTATATATCGAAAAAAGCGATGATTGGGGACAAACATACAATCAATACTATAAAGCAAAGTTTATGAAAACGGATTGTACGTTTAATGATGATGATAAATTGGTTACGGTACAGCCGGAAACAATAGACCAATACAACGACGTTTTGGCAGGATTGGAAAAGGAATACAATTTAATTGAGTTGGCCCCACAAATCGAATTTCTTACAATAAGAAAACGCCCATTGATACAAATATACGTTCCCGGAGATAGTATTGTTTCGTGCTTTTTGGGCGGCACGAATTGGGAACAAGACGCAAACGCCACGACTGACCAAAACGCATTAATACAAACCTATCATTTTGCACTATGTAATATTTTGAAAGAAATACAAATTACGTCGCAAGGCTCCCCGGCGGTAATATCCGGGCTTTATACCGGGCGAATGGCGACGGGTGCAAGTGCGAATAATTTCGAGGGGAAATTATACCCAGAATTAAACGTAAATTATTATATCTATATTTCGCAACAAAGAATTGACGGTTTACCGTTTGGGGCTGTTATAGTCGAGATACGCAAACGCTCCGATGATACGGCAATGTTTCGTTACTCTAAGTCTACAACGTCGCCTTTTGATACGTTGGAGTTTGATTTAACCGCTGTTGAGGGTTCCGGCGCAACGGGTACGATGCACGCCGATATGAAAAGTTATAATATATATGCCCGGTATTTGTGCGACGTGGAGAAAATCGACGACCTTAATACATATCCATTGCCCGCCGATGACATAGTTGATAATAACCGTAATTATAGGCGTGCGATTGGTTACGCAATCGACGTGGCGTTTATTTCAAACAACTTTTCAGATACCCCGACCGAGTGGGGATTAGCGGACAACGGAAAGTATTTTGCGCCGCCTTATTCCATATATGGACAAACGTTTTATCCAATCGCCCGGTCAACGTGGCGTTATGCGTCGTTATGGTTTGGGTTTTATCTGATGGATTGGTTATTAGAGGAAAAAGCCCGAAAAGCATATACTTTGCGTGATGCGTTTACATTGTCGTCATGTATCAATGTGCTATTAAAAGAATTTGCGCCCGGAATAACGCATGAAGCGACGCCGGAATACAGCCAATTTCTTTATAACAAAAACAATCCTATTTCCGGGCGGTCATTTAAGTTGCTAATAAGTCAGAAAAGTAATATCATTAATGGCGAATATAAAACCCCGGCGCAAAAAGCCCCGATTACATTACAACAGATTATGACGATGTTACGGGATATTTACAAATGTTATTGGTATATTGAGGACGGAAAATTTAAAATTGAACAGGTAAGTTGGTTTAGAAATGGCGGTTCGTATGGATATAACCCGATTATTGATTATGATTTAACACAATTAGAAAACGTTAGGAACGGCAAAAAATTAGCTTTTGCAACGTCTGAATATTCATTTGACAAAGTAGAAATGCCGGAACGTTATCAATTTGAGTGGATGGATGATGTAACAACACCATTTGAGGGTTTACCAATAGAAATTACGTCCAAATATGTAACAGCCGGGAAAATTGAAGAAATTAACATATCAAATTTTACGTCTGACATAGATTTGATGTTGTTAAACCCCGGTGCAATTAGTTCCGATGGATTCGCATTGTTTGCAGCAGTTACGCCGTCCGGCGGCGGACAATTGGAATTGCCTTTCACAAGACAAACCGTTGATAGCGTAGAATATTTTTTGCAAAATGGATATTTAGCGTTTATCAATATACAACCGACATATTGGGTTTATGATATGCCCGCACGGAATTTCAAAATAAATAATTCCCCATATTATGCTATGGGAGGATTGGAACGTAAAAAGAAACAAACATTGAATTTCCCGGCAGGAACCACAGACCCAAACCCGATGCTGTTAGTTAAAACATATATCGGTAACGGTCAAGTTGATAAACTTTCAGTAAATTTGTGTAGTCGAAACATTAAAGCAACGTTGAAATATGATACAGAATAACAATATAAGCGTTTTACCGTGGTACACGTCAATAAATGAACAGAACCACCGTAAAAGTTACGCATACGGGCAAATATACCCATTGTTCGCACCGGCTGATAGATTATTGCCGTTTCAGATAATAAGAAATACCCGTTCAAATTCTGTTACGTCTGTTATTCTATATGATAAAACCGGAAAACAAATTGCAAATATAACAACATACATGAGGGAAACCGGATTGCGAGTTGTCCGGTTTCAGTCGTTGGGATATGATGTAATATTATACCCGGCAATATTACCCATGCCGTTAAATCAGTTTGACGGAATTTATTATTTGCGGTTATCTGATGGCGTACAAACGTGGTATTCAGAAATGTTTACCGTCGTACAAGATGTTTCCGGTTACTTAAAAATACAATGGTGGGATATTGAAAATTTGGTATTTGACGCCGGGCAAATAGTATATAAAAACCCGGATTTCAAAAATACGTTGTACCTTTGTACAGAGTTGGGAAAACCGGATTATGAATTTGAAGAGGACGGCGAAGAACGGGACGGGTATTTTTTTCCGGAAAAACAAATATCAGTCAAAACGTTTAAATGTACGATATTGGCACCGGAGTTCCTTTGCGACGTTATGCGTTTTATCCGTATGGCTGATTACATTCATATAACGGATAAATACGGCAGGGAATACGATTGCGACACGTTTTTAATTACCCCGAAATGGCAAACGCAGGGGGATTTGGCGAGCGTGGAAATTGAGTTTAAAACAAATACCGTCGTGAAGAAAATAGGACGTGGCTATATAATAGCAAACAAAGGAGATTTCAACGGAGATTTCAATAATGATTTCAACAACAATTAAATTTCAAATTATGGGAAATTATGAACAATTAAAACAAGCGGTTTCCGGTGTTATAAAAACAAATGGAAACCAAGAAATTACCGGAGCAATATTGCAAAATGCTTTATTGACTATTATTTCAACGGTAGGTGCAAATTCAACATTTGCAGGAATAGCAACGCCAAATACAAATCCCAGAACACCCGACCAAAACGTGTTTTATATCGCAGGGACAAATGGAGTATATTCTAATTTTAATGCAATAGAATTAAACAACGAAATAGCTATATTGACAAATAAGGGCGGAAAGTGGGTAAAATTAGAAACAAATATTGCGTCAACGGAAAAAATAAATTTATTGGAAAAAGAAGGACGTGAAATAACTTTAGTTGATGATTTAAAAAACACAAATAAAAGTCTAAAAACAGATGGAACACTAAAAGACGCCGGAGGTTGGTTTACATATTATAAAGTTCCAATAATTAAGAATGACATATTTGTCGCTGAATTTTCAAAAATACCAACGTCAGAAGGAACAACAGCATGTGTAGTATATAATACGCAAGGAAGTGTAATAGAAACTATAAATAATAAAAAAATAGAATATACTTTTACAGAAGATGGATTTGTTTCATTTTGTTTTTACGGTTCTTCTAATTTCTATAATATATATTCTTTTAAACACTTAAACAATACAATAAAAGAAATAAAAGAAGGAAAAGCACTTTATAACTTAGATTATGAAAAACCATTATCCGGTTCATATTATACAGAAACAACAGCAAGAGCAGCCGTTCCAACTGATATAAGAAAGTTAGGATTAATCATAACATATAAAACTGATGCAACAACAAACATAACAGAACAATTTGTTGGTTCAAGTATATCAGCATGGACAACAGCGGGTAATTGGAAAAGTTTAGGTTCTTCAAATGATGATAGTTTAAAAGAACAAGTAAGACAATTACAAGAATTTCCACCTACATTGCCTTGGTTCGATAGGTTTGGCGGGAATTTATCTGATGTAACAGCAGACCTAAGTTTAATTGGTAGGACTTTAAAAGATATATGGTTTGAGTTTCCCAATGGTAAACCGTCATGGTGGAATAGCAGACAACCGCAGTTACGTGCATATAATGGGTATGGCTTTGGTACCGAAACAGATGCAAGATTTATTATTTATTTTAGGGAAAGCAAAGAAGAAACCTATGGTATTACATATAATTACCAATATCGTGGTCCACGATATAAAGGTGAAATTGAACATTTTAGATTGGCTATTAAATTAGGCGGTAGTTCAGAGCCAACATTTTACATGAATGTTGTAATAGATACTTTACTACTTATGCCGATTGAAGGTACAATATTATCCTCCATAAATTCACAAAAAATTCAACCTATGATATTAAAAAATACGGGTACTTTGTATAATGTAGGCGGTAATGATTTTGTAGAAGAAGCCCCGGAGGATGGTAATGAATATGTAAGAAAAAATAAAGAATGGGTAATTCCAACATTTAATATTGTGGGTATTCCTCAAATATTTAATACATCTATTCAAAAAAAACAAAGTGATGAAACTCTAAGATTATTGTTCTTTGGTTCATCATGGAATATGTGTATGTGGTGGTATCTTAACAAAATAATACAATCAGCAGGAATAAATGCAGAAATAACCGGATTTTATACCGGGGGAGCATATTTTTCGCAATGGATAGATAGGTATAATAATAATGAGGCAGTTGATTGTTGGAAATCTGTAAATGGTTCGGATTGGGAAAAGACAACAGCAAACTTTAAAGATACCTTAAAAGAAAATTGGGATATTATAGAATTTCAACAAGGTGCATACCAGTCTATAAAATGGGAAGAAGAATGGGAACCGTATTGGTCACAACTTGTAAGTATAGTTAAAAGAAATTGTTTAGGAAAAACACTTATAGCTTTTAATTGTTCTTATACACCGGGAATAAATGGAAATTTAAGTCCATATCCTAATTCTCAAGAGGGGCAAAAACAATGGCAGCAATTAAATTATGATAATACAAAAAAATTTATGGCTTTAAGTGGAATATTTAATATTTCCCCCGGAGGTGCAACAATGTGGTCGTTGCGTCGTGATACAACTATTAATACAGAAGATTCTAAAGACTTATCTTCAGATAATTTGCACCCCGACAATGGATTGCCAATTTATGCGTTAGGAGGAACATTTTTTGAAACGTATATTTCACCTATGTATAATATATCATTTGATACAATTGAATGGAAACCGGACACAAGCACACAGAAAACACCATTTAATTTTGGATATAAAGAGTTAACGGACGAAAATAGATTAAAAGTAAGAGAAATTATTAAATTATCGTTGTCTAATAGATTCGGATTTAATGAATTAGTATGATAAAAAAGATTATTTATAACAGCAAATTAGCCCATTTAATATTATGGGCTAATTATACAACAATAACTTTGACGGCATTTGTCTTTACTGAATTTAAAGACAAAAACGAAATGCCTCAAAGTGTACGCAATCACGAATGTACGCACGCCCGTCAGTGGATAGAAATGTTTTTTGCCGGATGGGTAATAATGTTTATATTGCAATTGATATTTGATATATCGGCATGGTGGTATATATTGCCGTTGTTTTCTTTTTATATTTGGTATGTTTTGGAATGGTTCTTTAAATCATTGTTCAAATTAAAGAACGCATACAAAGACATATCATTTGAAAAGGAGGCTAAAGCGTCAGAAAACGACAATTGTTATTTGGAAAATATGGGTTATTTTGAATGGCTTAAATATTATGGAAAGAATTTTTAATTGGGAACAATGGCGTATTATTGCCATTTCCACGGTTAGCCCGTTATTTGGGTATTTAACCCCGACAAAGGGTTTTGTTTATGCGTTAGTAGTAATGTTTGCGTTCAATATTTGGGCGGGTATGAGGGCGGACGGCGTGGCGATTGTGCGATGCAAAAACTTTTCGTTCCGTAAGTTCAAAAACGCATTGTGCGAATTTCTGTTGTATCTGTTTATCGTGGAGGCGATTTTTGTAATAATGAAAAATTGCGACGATGAAAATGCGGCGGTTATCGTGGTAAAATCACTAACATACGTGTTTATGTATGTGTATTTGCAAAATGCGTTCCGCAATCTGATTATTGCGTACCCCCGGAATTTGGCATTACGTATTATTTACCATGTTATCCGTTTGGAGTTTACAAGGGCTTTGCCGTCGCATTTGCAACCGATAATTGACAGATTGGAAAAAGAATTTGGGGACGACCCCGACAAAAACAATAAAATGGAGTTATGAAACAGAAAGTAATTATTCTTGATGGAGGTCACGGCGTGGATTGTGCCGGGAAACGTTCCCCTATTTGGGGGGACGGTTCCCAATTGTTAGAATGGGAGTTTAACCGTGATATTGTACGCCGTATTGCGGCGATGTTGAAAGCGGAGGGAATAAAGTTTGAAATTTTGGTACCGGAGGACAACGACGTATCATTACCGGAACGTTGCCGACGTGCAAACGTTATCCATGCAGATTGCGGCAACAACGCCGTTTTGTTTAGCGTTCACGGGAACGCCGGAGGCGGCACCGGGTGGGAATGTTATACAAGCGTAGGACAAACGAAAGCGGATGCAATCGCAACCGTTCTTTGTAAGGAGGCGGAAAAAGAGTTTGCCCCGGATGGTTGGAAAATGCGTTTTGATTATGTGGACGGCGACCCGGACAAAGAAAGCCAATTTTATATACTGAAACATACGGTTTGCCCGGCGGTATTATCCGAAAACTTTTTCATGGACACGGAGAAAGATTGCCGTTTTATGATGACGGACGCAGGGCGTGAGCGTATCGCCAAAGTACATTACAATACAATAAAACGTATCTTATGAAAAAATATCTAATAATAGCGGCAATTGCTTTGGCGGTTGCCGCCGTTGTCACTATATGGGTGCAACGTTCCCGGATTAATCAGTTAACCGGGGAAAGGGACAAATACAGAACCAACACGGAAACGTTATTGCAGGACGTTTCCCGGTACCAAACAAAAGATAGTTTGAACGCCGCAAAAGTCGGGGTTTTGGAACTGAAATTGTCGGAGTTTGAAAGATACCGGGCGAGCGATGCGGAACTAATAAAAACCCTCCAAACAAAGAACCGGGAATTGGAAGCATTAACAAGCGCACAATGTCAAACGATAATTGATTTGCGGGGAACCGTCCGGGATAGTTTGGTATATGTTGACCGGGTTGTTGTTGATACATTACGATGTATAACAGCCGCCGACAAATGGTTTTCTTTTGATGGATGCGTTAACCGGGAAAATGAGTTTACCGGGAAATTTGTAAATCGGGATAGTCTGATAATTGCAGCAACCGTAGAATATAAAAGGTTTCTTAATTTTCTATGGAAAACAAAGAAAGTAAAGAACCGGGAAATTGATGTTGTCTGCAAAAACCCGCATACAAAAATAATGGGGGTTGAATACATTGAGATTGAAAAATAACTATCTTTGTATCGAATTACATTTGACCATATAAATAAAGATTGTTTTCAATGATTAGCCGGGTTACCCCCGGCTTTTTTCGTTTTGCCCATTTTTAGCCCCGTGGCGGGCTTTTCTTTCCCGGATGGATAAATTACACGTTTCGCCCGAAAAAGTGGCTTAAATCGAAAATTCGCCCAAAATAACTATCTTTTGAACCAAAAACAGAAATTTTTATAAAATCAACATAAAATAAAAAGAAATTCTTTTGGTATTTAAAATAAAGGTTGTATATTTGCATTGTCAAACAACGAAAGACCCCACAGTCTAACCAAAATGCAAAA